CATTCCAATTAGCTTGGCCCCAGGTGAACCTGCCCCATCCTGAAGTAGTCGACATGGTCGACCTCCTATGCTAGTCTGATGATTGCTGCTGTAGCGTCGTTTGCAGGAAACTCTATTTTAAAAGTTCCATTACTTGCTGTTTTGTCTCCACCGAATGCAATTGCACAAACAGCATCAGTAGTAGATGAGCCACCATCTGTTGTTGTGTTATAAATTAGTGCAGCGTTTGCAGTGAAAGAAGCTGATGTATAAGTTACATCAGAAAAATCTGTGAATGCAGTCGTACCAGTTAATCCAACTCCAGTGTTAGTTAAAGTTGCACCACCTGCAGTGTATGCAGTTCCAGATGTATTTGTAATTTCTTCTGATGTTGAATAGTCCGTAGTAGAAGCTCCTAAAGTTGCATCACTATCAAATAATGCAAGTTTAAAAGTGTGACCACCAGATGATTCAAAACTGTGTTTACCTTGTAAAAGTTCTTGTTTAAAACTAGAACATATCGCTGATGTATTTGCCATAATTTATTCTCCTACGGGTTTGCTGAGTTTACTGGTATACGAACAGTGCCATCAGTGTAGTCATCTCTTCGTCTTCTACCTACTTGCTCATTAGCAAACTTCTGTACCTCTTGTTTATATTTATTTTCATATAATGTCAACATATCGATTGGGCCTTTTAAAAAAGCATATGCCTCTGATAGACAGCAATATAAAAGCCCATTTGGAAAATTCATACTAATATAATTAGTGCCATCGCTTTCTAAAAGATCTGGCATTTTATTGAAATGCACTCTAAATCTATAAGTTGTATTAGGAACTGGAGAAAAAGCTATACGTCCAGATGTCGTATCTGATTCTCCTGTACCACCACCGAACATAGCATAATATTTAGGTTGACCTTGAGCTGCTGATGTGCCTGTTACATCTTGATACTCTTGCAAGTATGTGTAGTCTTTTTTCTCTAACCATCTATTAGCTCCTGTAGTTTCAGATCCAGCTGTATCATAAACTTGTATACCTCTAATAAATACAGCTCCTGCTGGAGCGTTAATTGATTCTTGTCCAGCAACTAAATTACCTAACTGTTGTTTTCTGTCAGCATCGATAGGCACATCTCTAAATATTCTATATTGTGCATTTAATATTATATTTTCTAAAACAGAATCTGACAAAACATTTGAATCTGTTTCAGTATAACTTCTTATTTGTGTTTTTAATCCTGATGCACTTAATCCAGCCATTACTTAATAGCCTCCAGACAATTTGGACAACTTTTTCTAAATCTATTGTGAGTTCCACAATGTTCTGCTTTAACAGCCTCTTCATTTTCATACACCGGAGTGTTTGGTTCTGGAACATGTAAATATAATTCTTCATGTTCATCCATTTCTTGTTTTTTAGGTTTAAATATATTTTTAATCCAATTCCAAATTTTTTTCATCATGCGCTTACCGTTACTGGTCCTGCTGATGCAGAACCACCTCCTCCTGTTTCACTTATACTAGATGTTGTTGCTGTTGCAAAGGTATATTTATCATCATTAACTTTGGTAATTACGTAACCTGCAGCTAAATTAATTGTTGATCCAAGAACACCACCAACGTTTTGTGCATCTCTAAATCTAACTCTGTCACTTGTAGATCTACCATGATCAGGTTCTTTAACTGTTATTGTTGTAGATCCACCTGTTGTTGTAAAAGGATTTAAAGGAAGTATTTTTGGAACAGCTGTTTCTGTTCTATCAGGTCTAACATTACGTAAAGATATAGAATCACCATTCATAGGTTTTGGCTCTAATTGTGGTTGTTTTGGTTCAAACTCAGATACATGCACAAAAGATCCATTCCATTCTCTAACCATCTCTTTGTATGGAAACTCCATACCAGATCTGTCTGATATCGCTTTTGCATATTTTCCTGTTGCGTATTTTGCCATTATGCTCCTGGGTAATAAGCTTTTGGTGTTATATATGTGCTAGAAGCTGATCCATCTTCTGCTAATGCTCTAGCTAATTCATCTTCATAATACAGTTTCATTTGCTGTGTAAGTTGTGGCTGATACTTTTGTGCTAAATAAAAAGATAATCCAGCTGTCATACAAGGCACAAATCTAAACGGAACATCGGTTGCATTTGTATAATCACCAGCATCTTGTATTCTTTTTATATAATAAAAATGCATATCTTTAGATGCATTTGTTGAATCAGGTGTTGGATAGACATGAACTCTAACTTTATCAATAAATCTTTCAACCCAATATTGATTAGGCGTGCCTTTTGATAATTTGTTTGAGAATCCTGCGTAAGTTGATCTATCAACTTTTGTCATAGGACTATCTGATTGAGTTGTTTGTGTTCTATTACTTCTTAATTGTGCTTCAAGGACATCGGATATTCCATATATACCATTTGGATTTGATGTAGCACTTGTGCCATCATCGCTTGATCTAAAAAAATCATATTCTGCTTGACCTTCAATTAAATCTAAGTCAAGTTCATCTATTTCCCAATAGTGAATACCTCTATTACCCCATTCTTGAAAAAGAATATTAAGAGATCTTCTTGCAGATTTTAATTGATAACCAGCAACGTTTTGTAAACCAATACGTTCAAAAGCATCTTCTATTATTTCATCAATAGCAAAAGTTTTGTCGAACGTTGTTGTTCCCGAAGTAGTATTAGCCATTTAAACTCCTACGATTCGTATTCTTTAATCCACTCACAAACAACAGTAGCCGAATCTCCATCAGTACAAGCTGGTAATACTATATTAACATCACCTGTATAATTGGTAGCTTCATTATTTTTGATACCACCAACGCTAGAATAATCATATTGCATTTCACCATTTAATGTATGAAATACAACATTTGTTCCTGAATTATCCCACTCCATACGCAAAGCATCAACTGGTGCTGTAACTGAAACATTACAACTAACTTTGTTTAATCTTACTTTTACACAAGATTTACCTGCTGGGCTTTTTATTAATTCAGAAACGTCAACTATTTTAGTTGTGCCTCCAGTGGAATCAGAAACTACATTGTAGTGTGTGATAACTTTTTTTGATCCGTCAAATAACGTAGTATTTAAAACCGTATCTGCCATGTTTTCCTCCTATTAAAGAGCGCCTGCATTACCAGGCGCCCCGAGTTAATTATTATTGATCCGCAAATGTTGGTGCAGTTGCAGATGTTACATTACCAAAAATTTGGTAATTAGTTGTGTCTTTTCCAATAATAGTCACATCAAATCCAGCAGGAACGTTTATTTGTATCTTACTGTTTGAGTTTCCATCAGAAAAAACTGAACTTACTTCATTGTCTGAATCAAGAAATGTAACTCCACCTATAAAAAAATTTGTATTACCTGGAGTAACGATGATTGCGTCAGTCGCATCAGCAGCTCCTCCTGCATAAACAAATCTAAATACAGATCCAGCTATTGGAGCTGGAAGAGTGTATGTATTGTCTTGACCTCCATCTGGAACAAGTAAGACTCTACCGCTGTGTGTTGCATTTGTAAGAGTTACATCTGCATCAGCAAGACTTACTGGTCCATCACCGAACGTTGTTATTTCAGTAATCGCTCCAGTAGAAGTGTTTTTACTAACAGTTTTAACTGTGCTTTCAGATCTTACCGGACCTGAAAAAGTTGTATTTGCCATAATTATATCCTCCTAGTTTCTGATCATAGTCTCTAGGCCGTCGACTATACTCGTCTATGATCTAATTAATTGTATAGTGACTAATTTATATACTAGATTTTAATAGAGTGCAAGAGAGCCTGTAATGTGAATTGAATTTATTCAACGATGTAGCTTTTTTATTAAGTAGCTACTGAAACTTGTGGAGCGGCACCTTCAATAGTATTTTGCCTGTGGGCTATAACTGCTTCTTCCAGTTTTATTTTAGTGATGATCTCTCTGACTTTGTCATCGATTCTGACCATCTCAAGGGTATATCTACCTTCAGATAGATGCTCCTGTTCCCACTTCAACTCCAAGGACCTTTTTTGTTTGTATAGGTCTTGTATCATTGATAACCTCCTCATAGGTTATTCTGTTAGTCTTGTCATCATAACTAATTCCAAGATCTTCCCATTTTATACTCTTTTCTCCAAGTTTGTCAAGGATTGCATTTTCTAGGGATTCTGCGTTATCTTCAGATAACACTTCAAATTTTGTGTGATGGTTATAAGCCCAAATGTTGACTAAAAATTTCTTCATGAATCTCACCTTTTGTATTGTAAATGGGGCCGTTTTAAGGCGGCCCCATAAATTTTAGTTATTACGCACCTTCTACGCCAAAGATACCTCTAGGGTCAGATACACCAAATGAGTATCTTTCTCTAGCTTTGTATCTTACGTTTCCAGTATCGAAGTCACCTTCCATTGCAGTTGTTAATGGAGCTCTTGTGAACATTTTCATTCCATTTGGAATGTCTGTAATGATATAGAACGCATCAGTATCAGTTAGGTAGTTGTTCACTCTATAACCTTGAGGAATCATACCCATAGATACGATAGCATTGATATCATTGTCAGCTGTTCCAGTTCTGCCTTGAGACTTCATAAGTCTTTCAGCTGTAAACTGAAGCTCAGAAGGAATGATCATTTTCACTCCTCTTGCTGCAACTCTTAGACCTCTCTCGTCAGTCATAGCTGCAATGTCAATCATTGCTTGCTCTAATGACGTTTCGTTAAGATCTGCCTGCGTAGTCAATGTGTTCTTGAAAGAACCACTGATCGTAGGGTGAGATGTGTTAAACAAGCTAACGCCATCACCTGAATCAAAATTGTCAGTTGATGGTAAACCTTGAATTAAAGGTTCTACCGCTTTTACTTGTTTCGCATTACTCATAGATCTTGCTAAAGCTTTTGTATATCTAGAAGCTAATCTATCGTAGAGGTTATCTTCGATAGCTTCTTCTGTGATAGCAAATGCTAAAGCTACTGTCTCGTGAGAGTATCTAGCAGTGAAAGTTTCTTGTGCATCATCGAATGATACTCCAGCACCTTCACCTTTTACTTGTGCGTTACCGAATCCTGATAACATAACTTCCTCTTCGAAAGCTCTGTCAGAAGACTCGTTAGTATAAATCTCAGCATGCTGATTTTCATACCTTTTGTATTCCAGGCCAAATAAAGCATTTAAACCTGGCTCTAGTTCTTTAACTAGTTGTGATCGTGATATAGCCATAATTTATTACTCCTTATATGCCTGTCGCTAATGATCCAACAGTGTATTGATGCAAGTTGATCTTTACTACTACTGAACAGTTAGCAGACGTTTGTTCTTCATTTTCAGGATCTTCCGCAACTCTAACCATTCTCAACTGTTTAGCAGTTGTTGCTCCAGTTGAAACATCGAGTTGAACAGATGATTTACCTGTTGTTGTGCTACCCGCTGCAGCAGTTGTTGCATAAGTTAAACCAACTTTTGATTTTCTTAGCGCCAACGTACTACCTAAGGTATCATCAGTTGCGATGATGTACTCTTGAAAAGGGTCATCATTCACAAACGCTGTAATGTCTTCACTATTTGCAGGCGTTGTAGCCGCAGGATAGAAGTTACTAAAAGTAGGTTTCAGAGTTGTTGCATCTGTATAAACCACACCATTTAGGACTCCTACCGCAGCAGTTCCAGCAGCTGCAGTTACAATGTATCCACCAGTAGAAGTATTTAAATCAACTTTTACAGGTTCTCCATTGAAAATAGCATTAGTTTCACCAGCGTCGATTTCGTATTTAGACTGACCTTGAATAGAAGGTGTGTTACCAACTCTCATAGCAGCTTTTAAACCGAAACCTTGTGTGTTTCTATTTGCCATAGTTACGTCTCCTTATGTACCTGCCGTCGTAAAACGGCCTCCAGTACGGTTTATTAAATTCAGTGATTGAAAAAATTATTTTTTCGTACCACCGAAGGTTACACGAGATTGCCTTTCAACATTGATAGGCATTCTACTATCCTGCTCCTTCATTAGATCGTTTTCTACGGCTTCGCTTCGATCTTTATGTCTATTCGACATATAGTCTTGTCTTTGCTTCGCGATCTCTTCGGGTACCTTCGCAAGAAGAAGGCCACCGACCCCAATCACTCCCTTGTATTTACCTTCATCAAGTACGGGATAATCAGATGCATTTTCAACTTCCTCAGCTCTTACAAGTTCATAACCTTCTCTAATTCTTCCGGTTATGTTCTTAGTGTCTTGAAAGCCAACGCTCTCTGCTCTTATCCATCTATACCTGAATCCATCAGGTGCAGGGGGTGCATCTAGAGAAGATGGTGGAACCCACACTTTAGGTCTTTCAGATTTTGACCGTGTGT